CACATGCCTAAAGCTCACGGTTTCTTTAACTAATTCTAAACAATAAGGAGATTATTCAAATGTCAGAATTAAGTAATAATGAAGCAGGACGCGGGTTTACTCACATTTACACCGCAACCTTCGAAGACTTGCAAACGATTGGTAACGGCGGGCAGAAGACCCTCGCAACCATCCCTGCCGGGGGTGCTGTTGAGATGGTCGGAGTGTATGAAGCCGAAGCCTTCGCAGGCACAACTTCCCTCGTCATTGATGTGGGAACCACAGGCGGAGATCCCGATGAGTTCATCGACGCTCTTGATGTTGATGGCATGAGCGCTCCCGTGTTTAACACCGGAGACGCATTCACGGGCAATCAATCTCAACCCGTTGGTGGAACCAACACCGCCACTTCCATTCTTTTGGAAGTCACTGATGCCGCAATCGCATCAGCAACGGCAGGAAAGATTGTTATCGGACTTCGCATTGTTGACCTCGGTCAATTTGCATAAGTCGTAATTTAGTTGTGGGTTAAGCCCCCCGAAGGGGGGGCGATCCCACACCTAATCACACAACAAATATGGCGGATATATTTTTACCGAAGTGGAAAGATCAAGGGAAAGGGAACGGTTCAAAGTTCATGGAGAACCTGGACCGTTACTTGCGTTACGAAGTGGACCTTGAGAAGCACGAAGCATCCATGCGTGAGCAAATGGCTCGCAAAGAAAACTCTGAGATGGGTTCTGCGCAGACCGATGGACTCGGACAACTCAAAGGTACAATCCCTGCTCGCGAATACTTTCGTTGGCATCAATCCGAGCGTGGATGTTGGGGGGATAAGAGCTTTGTAAAATCCTTCCTCCGCGACAATCCAAGTTTCAAAGCGAAGTCGATGGAAAAGAAAAGTTTTAGCGGACCAAGCTTTAAGACAGCATGAGGACTATTGGCGTAAATGAAATGGTAACAAACCTCACCCTTATGGTTGGGGTTGATTCGTTTCTGACCGCTGAGACCAATGCCGCCATTCGCTCTTTTAATCGCTATGGCCGATTGGCATGGGAACGGGCAAGATGGCCTGACACCATTCGCCTGGAGCAAAAGATTCCTGATATTCAGGTTAGGAATGTAAACATTACCAACGGGGGAAGCGGATACACCGGAACTCCATCCGCAGGATTTTCAGGTGGAGGTGGATCAGGGGCCGCCGCCACACTTACCAAGAACTCGGACAACGAGGTCAACGGAGCCGCGATCACTAACCACGGTACAGGATACACTTCCGCGCCAACCGTTGCAATTACGGGAGGCTCAGGAAGCGGGGCAACCGCAGAAGCGACAATCATCGCAGTCCTTGAGTTGGGTAACACGATTGGCGAAATCCTTCGGGTCACAGAGCATGATCCCTACGAAACAGGGAATACAAGAGACCTTGCATTTCGTTTGGAATTTTCATCCACATCTGCCACAGACTACGGACAGGCAGTCCTAGTTGACCGCTCAAGTACAACGCCTGTCTATGTGCTTTACCGCACACCATTCCCTGGCTATGCCGCAGGCGGGGAGTTCCCTTATGTGTTCTCTGAGTATGCAGTCCTTGGCGCGTATGCGGATTATCTTTTGACCGATGGGCAATTCGAAAAAGCGGGTCCAATCCAAGCACAGGCAGAAGCGGTCATCTTGCAGGAACTAGACAAGCTTGAGCGCCAATCTATGCAATCAAGCAACGTACAATTTATCACTTACGGAACTACATCACCAACAGGAATATAATATTATGTCATCAGAATACAGAGGACTCGGCCTAAATGGCGGAACATACATTAACGGAACCGATGTTGTGACAGGTAGATTCTTTGCGATCCAAGCAACTGAAGACACCGTCATTCAAGCACAGGCATCCAACATCACAAACTTGGATAATCTTTGCCAACCCGTGGATAACACAACCTTATCCGCCGGAACCGTGATTTACGGAAATTTCACAAGCATCGATCTTACGAGTGGTGCGGTGATTGCTTACAACATCTAGGATGGGATCATCCACCATATCGCTCGGCCTCGGACTAGGAGGCGGAAAGGCGGCTACATCTAGTGGTCGTTTAGCGGGTGGAGGTTCTGCTTACAACTTGGATTCCACATTTGGAATCAGCGTCATTCCGTCCTTACATTTAGACGCATCAATTCTTGACGGTAGTGACTCCTCAAACAATCCCTCGGATGGATCATCAGTGGCAACTTGGGGTGATCGAAGTGGGAATGGAAATAGCTTTGCCGAATCTTCCAACCAACCGACCTTCAAAGCAAGTTGGCTAAACGGAAAACCTGCCGTCGAGTTTGACGGCTCTAACGATGTAATGTCCGATTCAAACTTTTTTACATCAGTAGATTTCAGTGCAAAAGATGCGACGATGATTATCGTGTATCAGCCAACTAACGACACCTCCTACGCGCTTACCGATACCGGGTCATTTAGCGGAGATGATAGAACTTATAGCAACGGGAATCTTTATAGTTCTTCTTTTTTAAACACCCGAATAAATAATGGGGCGTTTAACGAAAAGTATCCGGCGGCGCGCAGTGCCGCTACCTTTGGATTGCGGATAGATAACACAGCCGAAACTTATAAGATTTATTATAATAACCGATTGCAATTTAATCATACTTCCTACGCTTCATCGCATTTCCAAACTACAGGCGGAGCTATGAAAATCGGATGTGGCGATTCCACATACAAACTAGATGGGTTTATCTCTGAGGTTTTAGTGTTTAATACCGCCCTCTCCGATGATGATTTCAATGTAATTCATAGTTACATAGACAATAAATATCTCGTACATAAATACAATAATGTGTCGGGAAGTTATGCTCTAAACGATAGTTATTCTACAACGGTCACTCCCGTCATGCATTTTTCTGCACAGACCAATATTTTCAAATCAGATGGATCAAGCCCTGGAGATACTGAACAGGTTTACAGGTGGACGGACAAAGCTAGGGGTTATCACGCAATTGCAGGCAATGCACCTATTCTCAACACAAACCAAATTAACTCATCATTAAATGGTATATACTTCGACGGCACCGACGACTACATGGATGTGTTTATGCTCGGTATGCTTGGTGACTTTAGCGATTTCGACGGTACTGCTATTTTCCTTTTTGAGCCTAATTCAGATTCAGCTTATGAGCCTGTTGGGATTGGCGGCTCTAACAGCGGAAGACTTTATATCGGCAGTAGTGCTAGTTATGCGGATGTATTCCGAAACGCCCGTTTGGCAGGTGCAGGAACATCAGGATATTTTTCGAGTACAGGCGTTCAATTAGCTTCGGTTGTTTCTAATAAAGCCGCAAACACTTACAAAATTTTCAAGAATGGTGGAAGTGATGTTTTTACTTCGGGCCAATCAGCAAGTGCTACTGCGGCAATTTTCGATGACACCAAAAACATGAGGTTAGGTTCAACAACAAAAACCCCAAGCCACCATTTGAAAGGTTGGCTGTACGAAGTTCTTGTCTTTGACGAACCGCTTTCCAACGCAAATTTGAATGCGGTAGGCAATTATATAAGTGCAGTTTACGGAACCTCTTACACAGACATATCATGAGGAACTATGTAATTATCGACGCTTCTGATGTTGTCACGATTGACTTTGATCAAGTGCTAGAAGGTAGTGCAGAAACTTTACGATACTCACTAGATGGTTCCCAAACTTTTGTAAAATACGAGGGTAATAAACCAAGATTTCTATACGGCAAAACGGCTTATTCGTATTCAGAAATACTTACAATCCTAGATGGTCCTGAGTGGACAGAACCGATAGAATGATTTACCTCCTCCCATTGCTTTTTTTTCTTTTGCCCGGATGCTCCCTTCGTTCGACCTATCCGACCCTCGGAGCGATTGCCGGGGGTGGAGTTGGTAGTCTAGGCGGACCTGGAGGTTCTGCGATTGGCGCAGGTATCGGTGCGGTAAGCGGCGAAGCATTAAAAAATGCAGATGCCTTAGTCGAAGCCGAGGAAACGATTCAGGCTTTATCGCATGGAGATGTAACTGCCTTGGTTGCACAGGGAATGGCCGAGCATAAAAGCGGGGTCCAAGGATTCATGGATAAGGTCAAGCAGTGGTTACTTTATGCGGCAATCGCACTTGGAGCTTATCTAGGCATCCCAATCTTCATAGCTAAACGAACCGCACGATCCTGCTCGAAATCTGAATTTGCCAAGCAAGCAACCCGTCCACCTTTTCCTGTCAAACCGCCACCTAGATGAAAAACTTTTTACTACTCAAAGATAAATTTCACGCTCTTAATAAAAAAGATAAAATGCTTACGATCCTTGGATGCCTCATCGTTACGATCATTGTAATCGAGTTCGTTTTTTAAATATGGACCGCGTAACATTAGCAGGGTTTGGGGGAACGCTCGCAACGGTAAGCGGATCTTTCCATGAGATCATTGGAATAGTAGCCGGAGCCATGACGGTAATTTATATGGCCATCAAGATTTACCAAGAGATCAAGAAGAAGTAATGCCACGCTACACTCCAAATGGTCCGCTTGACGATCCTATCTTAGTTGATGGGGATCGCGGATTTCGTGGTATTGATTCATACCTGGAGAACACATCCTTACAGGGTGGGTTTGTGGAGACTAGTGAGAATATGCGTCTCACCGGAGACCTGGCGGAGACCCGAAAAGGTATTGATTTCTTAGCGGTAAACCTAACCCTCACTTACAATGGTTCAGATGAGCGTGTATTTGCATCAACACTCTTCTCAGACCCGGCAACAGGCACTGAGTTCGTCGTGGTCGCAACCAAGACAAAAGCAATTATTTGGAATGACGCGAACAACTCAGGTATCGCAATTGATTACCCCGGTGGTGAGGTAGTCGCAGATGCGGATGGAGCATCCTTCGTTCAGTCCTTGGAGAAACTAATCCTATTCCGTGGTAAAAATAAAACCCCACTCGAATGGGATGGAGACTTTGCATCGCCGTCTGACTTCGTGGTCAAAGCAAATGCAAGCCCAGGGGGCGGAAACATCCAATGCCCAAATACAGACTTTGGTTTATTTTTCCGTAACCGCTTAATTGTTCCACAACCCACAGATTCGAACTACACGGTACTGATGAGTAACTTACTCAATACGGATGTGTACACCACCGCAGACGCACAGTTCAGAATCAACAAGGGAAGTGCGGACAAACTCGTAGGATTCTTTCCTTATCAGGAAGATCAGTTGATCGTGTTCATGCGTAACAGTATCCACATGATCAACAACATTGCCACCGTGAGCGCGGCAAACACTTATGAGATCACCCGTCAGCATGGATGTGTAGCTCGCAAGAGTATCGCACAGAGCGGACCCCAAACTTTCTTTCTGTCCGACAATGGGGTCATTGTACTGTCTCCTGGCACTGATCCCGCAAAAGGTCTCGGAGTCGCAATTTCTAAAGTAAGCGGGGAAACCATACCAATGACCCGCCCGATACAGGATCAGTTTGATGAGGTAAACTTCGCACATGCGGACAAGTCCTGCGGAGTGGTGCATGATAACAAGTATTACCTTGCCGTACCTACGGGCAGTTCAACCGTTCCCAACGCAATCTTCATTTTCGACTTACTTACCTCAACATGGATAAGCGTGGATAGTTACCCCGCAATGTCAGGAAGCTTGGCATTCCATGTGGATGATTGGGTCATTTGCTCACACGGGAGCAACCCGACTAGACGCAGACTATTCGCCTGCAATGACACCGGGTTTTACCTGATGGAAGAAAACCAAACGGATGATTCAGGTCGCAAGATTGGATCAACCTCGGAGTCAGGTACAACCGCAATCGCAGGTAAGCTAAAGACGAGATCCTTCACCTTTGATAGTGTGGATGTCAAGCGTTGGAGGCGCGGACAAGTCGGAGTCAATACTGTGGCATCTGATGCGTTTACCGTAAAGGTCAACACCATCGATCCTGACACATCAAGCACTGTCTTGACGCACACCGCTTCGGGGACCGAAGAAGCGTTATTGCGATTCGGAACGGGAAGGGTGCGTGGCTATGGGGCTTCGGTTGAGATTGATGTCACTAGTGGGAGACCGAGCTTTAGGCACATCTCGCTAGAAGCGATTGCCAACGGATTGAACGCCAGGAGGGAAGTTGCG